CATCTGTTTCGATCATGTCGCGAAGTGTCATAATCAACCACGATGTGAAACGATTTCGATGTAATCAACGACCACGCTATCGGCATTTGTGTTCGCAGCCTTTTGGATCTGAATGATCGGTTGCAAGCCGGAGCTATAGGCCGACATGTCAAAGGTCTGTGAGGCACAAACGCGAACGCCATCGATGTAAAACTTGACGTTCGATTTTCCGCCGGTGAAGTCGATCACGAAATCTTTGTAAGTCGTGCCGAGAGTTACGCCGGTCGAAATGTCATCAACGTCGCGAGTCCCGTCATCGGTCTCGGCATAAACCAAAGTTGTGCTGTTTGCGCCTTCCATGCGGAACCAAGCGTTTGCAGTCACATCGTTTGCGGTATCGTTGCGAGCCGATCCAACACCGAAGCAAAGGATCGATCCCGAAGTAAAGGTCGACGCGCCGATCTTGACTCGCATCGTGACACGTTGAATGTCATCGATATCGAAATCTAAAGCATCGTTAAAATGCAATGCAACGATCACCGCTGCGTTGTCGTTGTTGAGGGTCAGCGTCGCTTCGCTAGTGCCTTTGGTATAGGTCGGAGTTCCAGTCACGGAAACGTCATCGACTAACCAGGCAGTCGCGGGATCGGCAGACGTTGGGAAGGTTGCCACCGCTCCGCTAAAATCATCAACAAAGGTTTCAAAATCTTGCATACCAGCCATATCTAAAATCTCCAGGTTTATTTTTGTTCGTCACAAAACCCTAGCCCACGATGGAGCTAGGGCTTATCTCAAATCAGGATCAAGCAGAGTTGCGGAACAACCCACGCCAATCAATTGCAGCCACGCCGAATGTTTGACGGACGTTGTACTTGTAGCAATCGGTGTCAAAGTCTTGTTCGCTGGTCAAAACCGGCGACTCTTCACCCGACAAGAATGCAAGTTCAACGGTATCGACTTGGTTTGTGTTTGCAGCCAAGAACCAATTTGTGGTACTCGATGCGTGCAAGATCGGTTCAACAACAACCTGTAGCGGACGAACGCCGTTCACGCCGTAGATGTTGATCACACCTTCGTTGTTGTTGGCTGCGTTGTAGCTTTGGCTGTTGACGATTTCCAAGCCGGTCGCTGAGTAACCAGGCGGCACGATCAAGAATGATGGAGTCAAGCCTAAGATCGCATCGCTGTTGATGCCCTTTTGAAGCATCATCTGTTGGTAGCCAGTGTTGAGCGTTCCAACCGCCGGAGCACCTGCACCGCCAGAGACGTTGCTGCCGGACGCGTGCGATGCGGAGAACAAGGCAAACCCATCGCTCATCGTTGGGTTACTGGTCAGCACTTCGTAAACCTTCTTGTTTTGAAGGCGACGAGCTGCATTACCGTGCATTGCTGGAATGCGGCTTAAAGCATCGAGGTCATCGTTGATTACAGTTTCCCAAGATACGGTAAATTGCTTGCCGTACTTCTGCACGCTGTACGATGTTTTCGCATCGGCCATCGCACCTTCGGGATACTTTGCACCTTCGGGAATCGCTTCAAGGTCTGGCGATTCACCAAGTCGGATTCGGTTGATCGGTTTGAAGTCATCGACCGATGCAGCCTGACGAGCCCAGATCGACCAAGTGTAAGTTGCTTCCTCGTAAGCGGCCAGCAAAGTTTTGTTGGCTGCATCGAGTAGCAAGTTAGGGAATGATCCGGTCGTGTGATAGGCATCACGCTGGATGCGATATTGCGACATCACGCCGCGAGCACCCATAGCAATGCGTGCGATCTCTGGCATACTGAGCTTGCCGGTGTTGACTCCCATGCGCTCAACGCACATCGTCGCCATACGTCGCAAGTCCATACGTGCAAACTCATCAGCACCTGCAACCGCTGGGATCTGCTTTCGCAAACCTGCGGCCCGCAATGAACGCTGAATCAAACCTGCACCCAATGCCGATGCGAATTTGTCTTCAGAACTTTCAGTAACTCGAACGCTTGGTTGCGTTCCAAGTGGCTCTTGAGTAGCCATGCGTTGAATGATCCTTTCACGTGCGGTTTCGATTGTTACGCCTGCATCGATCAATTGTTCAGCAAAGCTACGTTCGAGCTTCGCGAGTTTCACATCGCTGTAGATGGTTTGTCGACGAGCACGATCGGCTTTTAATTGCCGAGCGACTTCTTCCTCGACCTTATTCATCATTTCGACTTTCTTTTCTTCGCCCATCATTTCTCGGGCTACGTCTTCGGGCTTTTCGCCTTCCATCATCTCGACTTCGATCTCAGGCTTTGGCATTTTCTCAGCCAAAAACTTGATGATCTCGGTTGGATCGGTCACGCCTTCCGGCAGACCAAGCATTTTCAACTCAGCCATTAAGGCTTCGTCCATTGCTGCACTCCTCTTTAAAACTTGGTCGCTAGACCGTCTGACCGTGGAATTTGGATCTGCACCCGTTGCGCAAATCGATGCGTTGTGAGGTTCCCAAGAGGTTACGACCTCGGCTGGTCCCACAACAACGACGCCACGTTTCGTCGTGTAAGTTTGTCCGTGCGGTATGTATTGCCGTTCGAGTATCACGGCATCAATCGAAAAGTCATTCAAATGACCTTCTGAATATCTTGTCGCTACAACTTGTGATTCTTCATCACTTGCAAACTCAGCAACTCCAACGAGTTGATCGCCTTCGATGGTGATGTTGCGAATCGATCCAAAAACATTGCGAACCGTTTTGTCGTTATGCGAATCAACGATCGGTAATTGCCGTTTGCCGTTGCGAAACTTCACGCCGTCCATCAATAAGATTTGCTTGAGTTCGCCACGCTGTGGATCGTAAATCTCTACTGGAGTTTCGGTTGCAATAACTGCTTTGCCGTCCTTTGGCGATTCAAACAGGCGAATAATTCTTCCAATTGATGCGATCCGCTGAACCTTGCGTTGGTCTAGCTGCTTGCGACGTTTGACGAGGTTAGCTCTGTTCATTGGTTGTCTCCTGTGCAATGGGAGTGTCAACAGTTCCATCGGCTGCGTCTTTAATCAACGCCTCAACGCTGTCGGGATTCATGCCAATTGACGATAGAAAGACGCGAGCTTGGGTCTCTGATAGACTTCCGCTTGCAAGGTCTTCGATGGTCTTCAATATCGCTTTTCGGTTGCGATTGAATTGGAGGGTTGAAAGGCCCATCATCTCGCCGGTTCCGGCTTGTCGCTGTTCTTGTGGTTGCGATTGAGCCGCTTGAGCCGCTGGCGATTCCGCCGGTGCTGCTGCCGCCGTCTGCGCCGCACTGATTTGTTGTTGTCGTTCTTCCGGTGTAATTAAGCCGAGCTTCTTACGCATTCGTTCTTCTTTAGCACGTTGGTAGAACACGCTGCGGAAGGATCGACCACGCGAGCCGAGCACGTTTTGATAGGTATCGGTAAACGAATTAAGTGCCATTTCGCTGGCGGTCTGTTCCGATTGCGGATCGACCCATTCCCATTCTGGAGTTTGCCACTCGACCGGAGCAAACTTCCTACGATCTTCGAGCAGCTCAGTTGACGTCGCAAAACCTTGGATTGCAGAGATTGCCGCAGCATCTGAAAACGCATCCCAAACCGGCTGCAATAGATGCCGGATCAAATACTGTTGCCAACATCGAAATCGGCGACGATCTTCTAGTTGACTGGTTCGACTCGACGAATAGGATGTTTGGCTGTAATCGCGTGCTACGACCTCATAAGAGAGCCCGGTGCCAACTGCGATACCTCGAAGGATTAGACCAATCCAAGGCTCTGCACCAGCGTTAGGGCGGCCTGGATTGAGCCCCACAACATCTTCGCCCGGTGCAAGTTCCATGATCATACCAGGCTCAACGTAGCGTTGACGATTGCCCGCCGCATCCGTTCCCGTACCGCCATCAGGATCAAATAGATTACCAACCGGCGTATGACTCTTGATTGCGACGGTAAAACACGACGCAACCGCTGAGGCTTGCAGTTCGTTATCAACGTATGTTCCGAGGTCGCGAATCCAAGAAAGTGCCGGTGCAAACCAGGTCACGCCGCGAGTTTGTCCGACTCGATCTCGTCGGAATAGATGCAAAACTTCGTTCGCTGGTATACGTTCCGGTGTTCGCGTAAATGCGTATGGCTGCAATGGATGATCTTTGTAGATCCAGTAGGCGACCGGCTTTCCTAGATCATCGACTTCGACGCCGCGAATAATTCTATTACCGCTATCGGCAGACAATCGAGCCGCATAGGTGTCTTTGTCGCCCGCAAGCCGATCCGCTTCAATCAACTCAAGAGCCAACGGAACCGGTCGCAAGATCCCGTGAAATACATTCTCAGGAGTGCGCACAATCCGCACCAACACTTCGCCTGCCTCAACGATCTCGCGTTGAATTGCGGCCTGCATTTCCTCAAAGGTGTATTGGCCGTTAACGTCGCAGACTTCGCACCACTCCGACCACACTTTGTCGCGAATGTCGTTTAACTCTTCAATGTCTTCGCCTTCTGGCGTTTCGTAGGTCGATTGAGCTTTGATGCCACAACCTACGACCGACGAGACGATTGTATCGACGACACCCCAAGCGTAAGCGTTGTTGCGGACCATGTCGCGAGCCCACGCACGAAGGCGATCAGCTCCAAACGGTCCCATTAATTCCATATCGGCAGGCTGATTCTTTGGGTTTCGCGCCGATGCTACTCGTGAAGGTTCACCGCCTTGATAGCTCCGAAGCAACTTGCGAGCCTGAGCCCTGCGAAGTGCTGATAATGGAGATACCGCCGAAACTAGCGAATCGATCAAACGTCCGATCATCGGCGATGCCTCGTCATTCTTCCAAGACTAATCGAACCGCTGCCGGTTTCACGCTGAACTTGGATCTGTAGCTGGCGACGCTCTTCGAGTAATTGTGATAAATCGAGTTTGGTTACTGTTCGCGCACCAATGCTATACGACGAAGCCCCGCCCGTGAGAAGTGCTTCGATTGCAGAATCGATCAAGGCTAAAAGAGATGCTGCTGTTGCCATGCCTGTGAATCTAGCACGACAAAACGCAATACGAAAAATTGGTTTGCTATTGCAATAGCAAGGAAGTCAAAAAAACTAGCCTTCTTGCGACCACGTGTTACCGCAAAAACTGCATCTACAATATCGAACTCGACCATGCTTTGAGTACACTCGGCTGTAATTTTTACCTGGCGGACGCACGCCGACACAAAGCGTACACGCTCTTGCCTCGAACTCTCTAGGCTGTGGTCTTTCTACCTCCGCTTCGGTATCCAGCCGCCCGGACGCTGGCGGAACATTTGCCCGTGTTGCGGTCGTTGTTGCTTCGGTGCTGGTGCTTTCTTTGGTGGATTCGGATTCGCCGAGATCCGTATTTCGCTCGGCATTATCAATTTGATTCCCACCGCTTCGGTGCAAGCCGCCGCGAGATACGTTGAGTCGAGCCAGTGATTGTTTGGGTTTTGCACGTCCCATCGTTCGCGTTCTCCCTTGCCTTGTATAAACTCACGGATCAATTGCTCGGCAACGATATGTTGCGCAAAGCTCAAATGTCGGCGATTACCATCCGGCTGAAACACTGATAACGAGCCAGCTCGGAGCATGTTGTTTTCATCAAAAGTTGGCGTTAGAAAACGCTCATGAACCCATTGTTTCCAGTAATCCGTGTCGAGTTCTTGGAGCCAAACTTGTGACGATTCGATCCACTGTGCATGCTGATGTTCGGCAACCTTACAAGTTTCTGTTGATTGCTTCTTCGGTCGATAACCCTGAATCCCTTTTGACGGTCGAAAGATCCCGCGAACTTGGCGACAAAACTCGTATACCGCGTTCGTGTATGCACCGGAATCGCATAGAACCATATTGACTTTACGCGGCTGACCGGTTGAATCGATGTACTCTGTATTCAAAAGATAGTCACGCCAGTTTAGCAAAGCTCGATATATTGCCGGTTCTGATGCTTCGATATCCGCTTGGCGATCTTGTAGCCTCACGGACTCGTTACCGCTAACCTCCGCAATCCCATAATCGACCACAACACCACCAGCACCACGCCACCATGCGCACACGGTCCAGTGGCAATTGTATTTGCCGATGTCGATACCGGCTGTTAGGTATTCTGCGTTCGCTGGTATTTGTCGTCGTGATAAACCGCTAATGCGACTTGCAACGACCTCCGCCGTGAGTCCCATACTCTGCGGCCCGGCTTCCTCCGGTGGATCATTGTCAATTTCAGTTGCGACCGCTTTTTTGCCAACGTCCGCGACTCGGTTGTAATATGCCTGGATTGCAGATAGTTCGAGTTGTTCGCCGTCAGCATGTAGATCGTCATTGTAGGAGGCGTGATTACTTACCTCGGCACCGCGTTCAATCTCAATCCGATTGTCGCGATAGAACCGAAACGCCTCACGTGCATCAGGATCTTTTTCGCCGCGAAGCTGCCGCATCTCGATATACTGCTGGACCAGATCCATGCGGTCTGGCTCTTTCAGCATCTTGCGGTAACGACGACCATTCCAAGACGGCTTCTGCTTTGGATCGGTGTATTTGTAAGCGTTGCACTTGCGGTTTAGCGTCGTGCAAAGATAGACGCGAGCAATGCGTTTTGCCGAAGAACCCATGCCTCCGATATCTTCTTCGATCGTTGTTTCGTTCTTTGCGATCGAGTCATCAGAGTTTGCAGAATACTTGTCCTCAATGTCATCGATAATTGCAAGCGTTGGTCGAT